AGGGTAGACTGGCTAATCTTCTGCTCTTTATCGATCATTATTTCAATGCGCATAAAAGTCACCTCAGCTGATGACATCCATTGAGCGGTTGTATTCGTGGGTTCTGATTTTTGCCATGAGTTCATCAGTCAATTCAGAAACCCACTGCAGAGCCAGCCCCTTCTCTTCATCACTACACTCACTAGCCGCTACAAGCTTAAGAAAAAAATCAATGCGCTGGAGCTTCAAAGACTCCAAAAAATAGTCCTGCATCTTTCCTCCTATGACACCACACGCAATACTGTATGTATAACCACTGTTTATATTTACAGTATATAATAATCTTACTGATGTAAAACGTTTTTTTACGTTCATCAGCCTGATATGCCTGGTATTATTAAGAGCACGAATTGTTAACCCGCGTAATTAATACAGGTTCCGCCACTGATCATCTTCCTGCAAACGCTGGTTCCGATAGAAGATACGCAGGCCTGCTCCTGACGGAATACTGCCTCCGCGAAGGAGTAAATCGACCTCTTTCTCGCTGCCATCAAATCCTCTGGACTTCAGCTCATACACGAGCTGCAGTCGCTGATGGTCTGTAATTCGCTGTTTGTAGTCTTTACGCCGTTTCGGTTTCACCAGGCGTAACCTTGCTGCCAGTTCCCGGCGCTCTTTTTTGCTCATACTGTGCAGGTAATCGTGCAAATCCTTGTCATCCATGCGGGTAATGTCCGTCCTGGTATCCCCATCAGCTGATTTATCTTTCCCTTGTTGGTTCAAATTTTCAGCAAGGGGACAGTTATTGCCACGAGTCCAAGGGGCGCAAGCGCCCTGGTCGGCTGCCGCCTCCTGAACGTCAACGGCCTTACGAACCATTTTCCACTTCACGGCATGAGTGCAGATCTTGCCCTCTGCAATGGGTGACCAGATGCCATAAATACGAATGCCGTGATCGCCATAGGCGGTCGGCTCTTCGTTAATTTCATAAGCGGTTCTGATGAGGTGATATTTGCGGGGAACCAGTACGCCGCCCTGCTTCATGATGTAGGTGGCAAAACAACCAGCATCAGCAGCAGCCAGGATGGCATCAAGGCGCGGGTTATCCAGTACCGGCGCACCTGCTTTTTTGTCGCCCTGTTGCCTTGCCGCCTGACCAGCCAGCAATCGCAGTTCACGGTAAGCCTGACGCCCCGGAATGCCAAAGAAGCGGAATTGCTGAACACGATGCAGAGACGCCCAGGCATTAACGTATTCAGCGTTATCACGCAGGGATTTACCCGTTTCCTTGCTGATCTCGCCAGCCAGACCACGCCCGTCAATGTTCTTACTGATGTATTTCGCGATGTAGCTTGTTGGCGTACCTTTGCGCGGGTTTATCAGCTCAGACTTAAAGCGTGGTCCCGTGTTATTACCCAGCTCCTCGCGGTCTTCACGAATGGCAAACTTACGCAACAAAGCAGTAATGGCGCGGCGATCTTTTTTGCGCATAAAACACAACAGGTGCCAGTGAACTGTACCGTCATGATGCGGCTCAGCCACCCGCACGCCATACCAGCGCAATCCGGCTTTGTGCATCGCCTTACGAAATGCAGCAAACATGCCGACCAGATAATCACTGCTTTGTCTTACCGTCGCGTTTGTCCAGGTCGGGTTGGGTCTGCCGTTGTTGAGCGTGGAATGGAAACGTGACGGACAGGTGATGGTGTAGAAAACGGCGCAGTCACCGCGCATTTCCGCGATAAGCTCCAGACCTTTAACACAGGCCATCATCTCATTGCGGCGATGCGCAGGGTTGCTGCTGCTGGCGTTTACCACATCCTCCATGTCCAGCGTGTCGCCGTCTTCGTTCACCAGTTCATGAGAACGGAAAAACTCCAGCGACTTACGGCGCTGCTCACGTTTATGCATCACGGCTTCATAGCTGACATAGGGAGATGCTTTTTTGCTGACCAGGCAAACAGCACGCAACTGCTCTTCCCGCCATTCGCAACGCATCTTCCATAATTTCCGGTACCACCAGTCGGCGCACAACATACGCGCCAGCGAACCCGGAATGAGTTCATAGGGCACGGGTTTACGGCGGTTTCTTTTCCGGCGGAGTTGCTCAAACGCAGGCGGTATGACATCCAGTCGCAGGGTTTCCGCAGCCACCTTTTCCCATGTCTTGCGGATTTCTTCTGGCTTAACATCATCGGTGGCGTACAAATCACCACAAGCGGCATCAAGACACATGCTCATATGCGCAGCGACAAGAGTAGACAGGCGTTTCACCTGATCCTGACTCATTTCAGGCAAGTTCAGCAGGCCGTCCAGCCCTTCATGGCTTGCCATAAAGCGAAAAGAAGTGGATAGCTGACTCTCGCGTACATGCTCCAGTCGTTCCAGACATGGCTTAATCGTCTCACGCAAATAGCGGGAATAAGCCTTTGGCCTGCCCAGGCTGCTGAAGTATTCAATACGTTGCATCAGCGGCTTGCTGATATGGGAAGGCTGGGCGTTAACGTCCGCCAGTATGACCATGTCCGGATTAAAACGCTGCTGCTCATGCGCCAGCTTTGCCCGGCTAATGAGCTTATCCTGCTCCATTTCGCGTTGGACAGGATCACGGGATTCATTAAAGAAATAACGCTCCCAGACCTGATCACTCAGTGCCTCGAGGCGCAGTTGTTCCTGCTCGTTATCGGCAGCGTACAGAGTGATCAGGTTTGAAAGCGCAGAAACCAGCGCAACTTCCGCCGGGTCCAGATAAGGGTTAATGGCTTTCTTAGGTAAATTCCACGAATAAGCCCCGGCAGAATTCTCAATGCTACCGGAAGTTACACTGACAAATGGATCGGCAAGACGGCCTGTGCTGATCTCTGTCACTCACAGACTCCTGCATATACACTGCTGCACACCGCTTTATCATTCATGCCTGCCAGCAGGTCAAACTGCATACCGCCCCGAGTCGTTAAGGCCCAGTCCCGATAAGTTTCAATGCCATAAGCATCAACAGTTATGACTTCGATCCGTTTTTCAGCACGGCGCGGATCATGCGTGGATGGAAAGAACGTTGAATTGCCACGTCTTGAACATTCCGCAACCAGTCTTTCCCACTCAGCCACTCGGCGGATTTCTTCTGGCCAGCGTTGGAAAATCTCTCCAAGTTCTGACTTGCGAGCATGAATGCATGGCATACAACCGACACGACTGCATCCCTGCATATAAAGGGGGTTAGGCTTAATGCCATGACGTTTGGCAATAGCAAACACATCCTCATGCAGCCAATTAAGGATCGGACGATAAACATGCAGCCCCAGAGTATTGTCTGCATCGTCCTCCCACTCAGGCAACAATGCACGTTCCGGTGATTCCTGCCCCCGGACTCCTTGCCAGCTGATTACCTCATCGTGTTCATCCAGAGCTGGATCGATTACCTGTGTACGTATTGGTTCATGTTTCAGTTCAAAAGTGCAGAAACGAGCTTTTGTTGAAGGGAAGCGACCTTTCCACATGCACAAATCAAGAAACGGAACGCCGGTTGGTTTAAGGATTTCCAGTGCCCGGTAAATACGTTCCTCAGCCTCATCTGTCGACATACCACATTCCTCAACGAGAGAAATGGGCCACTTTTCCGCAATGAATTTACGTTTCCCTTCTATCTGGCGTGTGAAATCCGCTTTGACGCGAATAATCTTGCCCAGCTTTGATTCCAGATAATCCAGATATTCTATTGTCTGTGGATGTTCATGACCCGTATCGGCAAATACAGAAATATGCGGAACATCGTTTTCAATGGCTCTTAGCCATTGAGCGAGACTATCTTTGCCACCAGAAGTAGTGATGACGTTAATGGTGCCTGAGGCAAAGCAACGCGGATCGATAGCATTCATGCGCGTACCTCAACGGTACGGTCAGAGCCGCTGGCAAAATCGACACCAAACCACCCAGCTGATTTGGTGGCAATGATTTCTGTTGCAGATTTACTCTCGCCAGCTGACACGCCAATGCTGCGTTTTGCCTTGATGTAGTGGTGAGTGAAATTGCGATACAGCGAACGGATCAGGGATGTGTCACTGTTAGAAACAATGACCGGATGTCCTTCTGATGACCGATGTTCAAGAACGGATGCCAGGTGATACTGGTCATCTTCAGTGAAGCCATCAGTGTGATAGCCGGAAAACGTACCGTCATAAGGCGGATCGCAATATACCACATCCCCCACCTTCAACATCGCCAGCGTTTCATCAAAGCTGGCGCAGATAAACGTTGCCCGCTGGGCTTTTTCTGCAAATGCACGAATTTCTTTTTCAGGGAAATACGGATTTTTATAATTACCGTAGGGAATGTTGAAATGCCCGCTCTTGTTATAGCGACATAAACCACGGTAACCGTGACGATTGAGATACAGGAAATATACTGCTTTCATGAAATCAGTAATTTCAGTTGAGTAATTAAACTCCTGCCTTATGTTGTAATAAGCCATCTCCCTGTTTGCGTTCTCAAATAAAACTCTGGCGCGAGATATAAACGATTCACAATCAGCGGCAACCTTTTTATAGAGGTTGATTAAATCAGGATTAATATCCGCAACCAGATAGCTGGGGTAATCCGTCTCCATCATCACTGCACAGGAACCCGCGAAAGGTTCAACCAGTCGCGGGCCAGCAGGAAGGTATTTTTTCAGTTCTGCCATAATGGCCGTTTTATTTCCCGCCCATTTCAGGATGGTGCTCATACAGCACCTCCGTTGTAATGTTTGCCTTTCAGTTCTGCGATTTCCTGACAGGTAATGCAAAGCTGCACTCCCGGAATGGCGCGGCGTCGTGCTGGCGGAATTGGCGCTTCACATTCAATGCAAAGTACGCGTGACACGCCCGGTGTTTTGGCACGGGCAGCACGGATATGGCGCTGGCGTTCTTCTTCAACGCGCTGCTGTACGAGATCCATTGCATCAGCCATTAGTGGATCTCCTGCGCTTCGTTCTGGATTGCTTCAGCAGTCACACGCAGCAGTTCTGCCGCTTCGACGTGGTTTAGCTGGCGGGATGTAATATGACACGCCAGACTATCAAGGCGAGCTGCCATTGCTTCAGCCCTTGCCCGGCGTTCTTCCAGACGAGCCTCTGTCAGTAAAATATTAAGCCCTGCATCATCCGGTCCGGTTTTAGTCGTGAGGATTTCAATATTACGCATAATCAATTCTCCTGAATTTAGATAAAGGGATGCTCGGCGGGTTTACGCCATTAATTTCATTAGTTGGTTAATTCGGCATGGTTAGCCGTCTGGGAAATAAGCTCACCACTGCACGAAAATGATTCATTGCTTTAATCAACTCCCGCTTTTCGTCAGTGGTCAGCTCATTAATGCTGATGCTATGACGTTCAGCTGGAATTTTTGCCATAAAGAATATGGCAGCCAGTGCCCGTTTATTTTGTTCGTTATTGATATCCCGTGGATCACGCATATCTTTAATAAACCGCTCAAGCTCTGACTCAATATTCAGGCCAAAAACTTTCGCCCTTAATTCCGCTATGTGATTAAGTCCATTCAGGCGTTCACCGGGGCTTAATGGAACAGTCGCCGCAGCGCCTTCAATAGCCATTTGTTCCCCCGTTTTTTCGTAGATAGTTCTGCCAGCAATTCATCTTGTGAACGGCACGGATGCCAGCGTTTACCATCCTCACCCATGATCCAGCCGTGACCGTAGTGCATTGCCGGACTTTGTTTTACCAGCAGCGATGCAAATGATGGTTCGTTCGTCAGCATAAGCACCTCACAGCAAACCGAATGAAGCACCGAGGCCAGTCACGGTATCAACTGCACTCGCCATCGCAGGATTAGCCTGTAAACGGGCCTGCAATGAAACAGCAGCCAGCGCCATCAGTCGTGTAACAGAGTTAATGCTGCTGATCGCATCACGACGGCCTGCACTGGTTTTTACATCGCCAGAAACCGCACCTGCCGCGACACGCCCTATCTCTGCAGTTGCACTCATGACGTAATGCGGCAGTTTCTCTTTTGCTACCTCATTAATCGGTACACATGGCAGGCAGTGAATCTGTGCCAGAAAGCCATCTACCAGCGTTGAATCTTCAGTCAGATCGGTAAGCAACCAGATTTCTGGTGCGGTTAATAAATGAGGTTGAGCTGGGTTCAGCTTGTTCCGCAGAATCTGCACATTCATGCCTGCACGTTCTGCCAGTTGCACTAGGTTGTGGCGCAATGCGAATGCACGACAGGCTTCATCAAAATGTGGATGTTTGGAAACTTGGTAATCAAACATGGTCAATGCCTCTGATGTATTTCAGAATCGAACTAATTAAGGTTTAGATTGCATTCTGAAAGCGCATCAACGGTCATGGCTGCTATGTTGATCATCACTTTTTCACGTTTTTTATCTTTGCGCAGACGGTGACGGATAAGGCGTCCGTCAGCCAACATGTCATTGATGGTATCGATGGACAGCCCTGTCAGCTCGCTATAGCGTTCAATAGTCACATGAGGCGTGGTAAGAGTGATTGAAATGTTAGGTCTCATGATGCAACATTCCTCGTTTAATGATGATTAATCAGGACGAATACGGATCGTTTGTATTTTGTGAACACCATAAACATACGATCGCACAGTGAAATCGTCAAGATAAAAGTTCACTTGGAGTGACCATGAATTTGGAGAAAGGCGGACGAGGCGCTATAGAGCGCATGGTAGAAGCTTATGGATTCAAAACTCGACAGGCGTTGTGCGATCATTTAGGAATCTCTAAAAGTACACTCGCCACACGCTACATGCGTGACTCATTCCCAGCAGAATGGGTAATCCAGTGCGCCCTTGAAACGGGCACCTCGCTTAATTGGCTCACAACCGGACATGGTTCAAAGCAAACTTCAGGTAATACAAATACTATGGAAGTTGCTAAATATGTATTATCTGATGGTGCCTTGCGTGAAGACGGTTTTTATATTTTTGATAAGGGATTTCTACCCTCTACGTTTAAAAAACCTTTTGTCATCACAGATAACAATTCTGAATTTATTTGTGATAAAGAATTTGATGATATACGTGACGGTAAATGGGTAATAAGTATTGATGGCGAAATAACAATCCGCGACATTACTCGTTTACCCGGTGGAAGAATCTTCGTTGAAGGTGGAAACAGAGCCTTCGAGTGCAAGATAGAAGATGTTGAAATAATTGGGAAAATTATAAGTTTAACAATTAAGTACGTTAGGTAATACCGGGAGGAAACTATGCTTGGTAAGATATTTTTTGTGGTTTTATCATGCTCTTTGTTATTAAACCCACTAACTACCTATGCTAAAAATTATCCTTGTTCTGGGAAAAAGGGAGGTGTCTCTCACTGTACCTCCGATGGAAAGTTCGTTTGCAATGATGGAACTATTAGTAAATCAAAAAAAATCTGTACTAAAAACTCGCGATAAATTTTGCTTTTATATCTGCGCCTAATATAACAATGAGCCGCAGGCTAACCGCAAAAGTCACATACTCACATAGCAAAAAATAGCCAACTTCATTATGGCTTCAGTGAGATGTATGGTCGCAGGATTTCATACATTGACACTGGTTATACATACAGTAAAAATGCTCTCTATTGGAGGGCATTTTTTATGGCAGTACGAAAACTCACCACAGGAAAATGGCTTTGCGAATGTTACCCCGCCGGACGTAGTGGACGCCGTGTGCGTAAACAATTCGCCACCAAAGGCGAAGCTCTGGCTTTTGAGCGTCACACGATGGAAGAAACCGAAGCAAAGCCCTGGCTGGGCGAATCAGTGGATCGTCGGACATTGAAAGACGTGGTTGAGCTATGGTTCAAACTACATGGTAAATCTCTAACCGCTGGGCAGCATGTCTATGACAAATTGCTGTTGATGGTTGATGCTCTGGGCAATCCTCTTGCAACCGATCTCACCTCTAAAATGTTTGCCCACTATCGAGATAAACGCCTGACAGGCGAGATCTACTTCAGCGAGAAATGGAAGAAAGGAGCAAGCCCGGTCACCATTAACCTGGAGCAAAGCTATCTAAGTAGTGTTTTTAGCGAACTATCCCGTCTGGGCGAATGGTCGTATCCGAACCCACTGGAGAACATGCGAAAATTCACCATCGCAGAAAAAGAGATGGCATGGCTTACCCATGAGCAGATTGTTGAATT